CGCGCGAGAGGACGGTAAGAACAGCGCGCCGCAATAGAGGGTCGGCGCCAGGTAGGCTTGATTGGATTCCTGCCGCGGTTTGTTGGATTAGCTGCGTTAGGGTGGATCGGGCATATGGCACTTGACATTCCTATAATTTGATGATGTAAATCGCGATTGCGGGATGGTGTACTGGTAACACGCCTATTTAAAGCCTGACCTCTTGCATCGAGCTAATCCATGGCAATGCTCGGCAACGCCCAGACGCTGATAGGAATGCGACGGTTAAATTCCGTCTCCCGCTAATCGAGAGGCTTTAACAATGCCAGTAGAAAAGTTGGTTTCCGGACCACATAAGGATGGCACTTGGTCTGTATGCGCATTAGGTGTAGAAATCACAGGAATTCCAACGCTTGATTTGGCCAATAGAATTTCTATTGCCCTTGACCGCGCAATCGACTTGGCTCGGTTAGGTTATTAGGTCGATATCCCCAGCTGACCCCACACCCACGAGAACTCCATCTTCAGCGGCGCCGCGCCATTTAGGAAAATGGTAACGATCGCGCCAAGCCGCCGCTGCGTTACTGCCCCAGTGGCACCAGGCAGAAAAAAACATTTCGCATCCACTGAGCCGGCAACTCCATCTTGAATTAGCCACTGCAACGCCTCAAGAATGTATCCCTGAGCAATCAGCGGCGTGCGATCATTTGTGGTTGAGCGAAACAGCAACCAGAGCCGCGAGCCGATTAGGTCGCCGGCATTGTCGGCATAGGTATCGGCCCACCAGCCCCGCCGATCGGTTTCGTTTTGCGGCAGTTTGTCGGCATCGTCAGCCAGGCGATCTGTTTCTAAGCTAATAATTATCGATGTTGGTAAATCATCAGATGCATCGAGATCTGGGCCAATGAGCCTGATATCGGCCGACCCGTAGCCAGGCGTTCCGGCTTGGTTGTTGTAGACGAGGCGGATGTCTGTCACGCCGCCAGCGCCTCAATACTTACCGGCATAAACCCCGGATGCGCCGGATCGTTGCGCGCGATCAGATCATCCGCTCGCGAGGCATCCTGATAAAGCCGATAAGCTAGCACAAGCGCCGGCTGTTGGGCGCCAAAGGTACGCGTAACGATCTGCGCCAGGTTATTGCCTCTTGCTCCCAAATCGGCCTGAATGGCCGCGCGCAACGCCCTGAGGGCATTATAAGAGACGTCATCGAATATATCGCCGGCCTCTTCGATTACTGTCCATAATGCGCCGTCGACGATCCCCAGTACGCGCTGGGCGTCTTGATACGAGGTAGGCACATAGGTTGCCGACGCTCGCGCCAGACTGATCGCCGCCGCGCGACGCATCAATACCGCCGCGGCAGACGTGAGCTGAGCGAATTGCAGCACGAATGGATCTCCGAACCACGTCGGCCACGCGACAAGCGGCTGCCCGGCATGGCCGACGCCGACCGCGAAATAGATCGTTTGGGCAATCGCCGCAGCCTGATTGGAAACCGGCGAGGGGCCATCGAACGGCGTGGAGACGCTGAACGATACCAAAGCCGAAAGCAGCCGGATCGCATCGGCCGGATTAGCGCAGGCCGAGCGTAGCGCCTCGGGGACGGCCAGGATGTCCGCTGGATAGGTGTCCAGGTCACCTGCCGCATCGGACTGCGCCTGGAGAATAGCGGCGGCCACGGCGCCCCGCAGCGTCGCCCCCTGCGTCTGCATGGCCGGCACGCTCGTTGCTGGTATGTATGGCACCAGCGGATCTTCGGCCGCGAAGTAACGTCCGTAGTCGTTTCCGTCGGCCAGCCCATAGATGACGCGGAATATTGCCGTCGCATCGTTGGCGGCGGCTTGGACGAGTAGGCCGAATTGAGCGGTTGCCGCTCCGATCGTCTGCTCGAGCGTCGATGCGGCTGGCGATGGGGCGGTCATTACAACCCCGCCGCCCCAGCCGCCGTCAGCCGATTAGCAAAATCGGTTTGCGCCGCGAGATCAGAATTGTCCGCTGAACTAGAAGTGGCCGCCTGCGTATCGGCGCCATTGGTCGGATAAAGCACCTGACCAGGCTCGACGAAACTTAGCTTGAATTCGACATACCGGCCCTTATCCCATCGCTGGATAGTCGAGACCGGTTCATCGAATTGCCACATCGCGGCGCCATAGGCCGGATGCACCAGCATGCCTGGCCCGGAGGCTTCGCACGCATTGAGCAAATTGGCCGCCTGGAAATCGACGTCATCGCCAATTACGAAAGCGGAGAACGAGATCCGCCGAGCTCGCTTGCCTAGATCCTCAGCCCAAGGGGTATCTCGGAACGGATATTCGTGAACCGAAACGCGCCGCCCGGTCGAGATTGCGATATCGAGTACCGCAAATGGCACCCCGCGGAAGCTCGCTGGGATCAGTGTCGCTTCGTAGATGCTCTGCGGGATGGCCGGTAACGTTGGCATTTACCACACCGAATCCATTGCGTACCTAGTACGTAGGCTGAACGATGCGTCGCCGGCCTGGGTGGCAAGATTGGTCCGCATTCCCCGGGGCGCGTTCGTGAACTCAACTTGGACATGGTGCGATGAATCGTTAGAACCTTGCTGCCCCAGAGTCGGATCATAATAACCTGGAGCTCGTCTTGCGGGGTCCTCGTTACTTAGTGGCGCCACAGGAGATGGCGCCGGTGACGCGGTGCCGGTAACGGGCGATGGCGCTGGCACGGCAGTCCCGGTAATTGGCGACGACGCCGGCGGCGCGGTGCCGATCCCCGCCTTTGTCGCGGCTTGATACCTCTCTTCGTATCCCTCATTAAAGCCGCCGGGCCACACCTGACGGAGCCGCTCTCTGCCGCGCGGATCAAGATGACCCGATGCCTGATCGGCCTCGAAATTGCGGCCACCGGTGGCTTGACCGTAAATCAGGCTAGCGTAATCCGCGGTCATCCAATCTTGAGAGTGCTGACCGAAATCGCTGAGGTTTAGCCGCTTGGCCTCCATTGCCGCCGTACTCGGGATGAACTGAGATCGCCCAGCACCCGTTCTCCAGCCGGCAGGATATTGATCGCCAGTGAACGAGCCGCCGCCCGCAAGTGTGTGATAGGGGTCCTTAAAGCCGTGCGTTTCGCCGCCACCGATAGCCGCCACTGCTGCGCGCATAGTAGGCGAAAGATCGCCGGACACAGGCGGCGGCGCTCCGCCGCCGAGCTCGCCGTGGCGATGCAGTGTCGCCGGTCTGCCTCCTGGCCATCCCACGGTTGCGCCGCCTGGTACGCCACCAAAAGGCCACAGGCTCTTGAGGTAATCGCGGATATCCTCAAGCAGCGATACGGTGCGTTGCGCGCTATCTCGGGTCTCGGCCGCCACCGGAGGTGGAATTGCGGCGGTAGCAGACTCCTCCTTTGGGCCTCCCAAGCGGTTGCCGAAAACCCAATTACGTAGCTGATTCCACCAAGCGGGAAACTCTGTTGGAGCTTCTCCCGCTTTGTTTTTACGAGCCTCGTCTTGCCACTTCTTAGCGTCCTCCGGAGGAGTAACGCCTTTCAGCGCAACACCTCCGGCAATCGCCGCAACTGCGCCGGCCGTCAGTGGATTTCTAATCAAAAATTTAAGGATCGGCGTTGCCGCCAAAACACCAAGGACAGCTACCAACCCCTCGATAGCGTTCGTAAGATTTTGAATAGCCGCAGGCGATTTGCCGAGCTCCAGTAGCCAGTTTTTCATGCCTTCAATGGCGGGCACGATACCCTTCCCAGTCAGCCCGTCGGCAATGTCGAAACCAACCTTTGTCGCAGCGGCTCCTAATCCGGTCAATGCCGTTTCGAGAGCTTGGCCGCGCGCCGCCGCCTCAGCATCCATGGCAGACAGCTTCTGGCCTTGCGCGACATAATCCGCGAGCGCGTCACCGCCGCGCTGGAATAGCGAAAGACTCTCTCGGCTTATGCCAAAAGCCTCTAGAAGGCCACCCTGCGTTACTACGCTGACTTTTAGATCGTTTAGTTGCTTTATTTTGTTGGCCAGCTCTTTGATGAACTCTAGAGCCGGAAGACCAGTATGCAGACCAAATTGCCGAGCCGCGCCGATCGCCGCAGCCCCTTCTGGGCGACCAGCCTGCGCTTGAACCAGGGCATTACTGACGCCACTGAAGCTCTGGTCGAATTGCTCGGCGGATAGTCCAGCGAGACGCCACGCAATCCGATTGGCCTGTAACTGCTGCGTATTGAGACCGAGAGCGCCGCTGGTGCGTTGGATCTCGCCGCCCGCAGCCGCAAAGTTTGTGACTGTCTTGACGATTCCGGCTGTCGTAGCTAACCCGGCGAGAGGCCCCAGCGCCGGGGCAAGATCGCCAAGCTCTCTAACGACACCCCTGATTTCGCCACCAAGTTGGACAAACTGCCGCACAGCGCCGCCGACGCCTTGACTAATAAGCTTTCCGGCGCCTACCGCAGCGAGCCCGATATTGCCAAGTGCGCCAACCGATGCTCGCGCAGTCCGCGGACTAATGCCAGCTATAGCCGTGCGGCCGGCAAGGTTAAGTTGCGCTAAGCTTTTGTTGATTGCCGCGATGCCAGTCGTAGCTTGTGGAGCGCCAACGAGCTTGATTGTTATGGCATAGCCAGCGGTCGCCATCAGCGTCTATCCCGCGGCGCGGCGCGCGCTGCAATCTGCCGGTCCGCTTGCTCAGCCCACCACAGCACTTTTGACACCGTTAGTTTTCCGTACTCAAAGGGTCCCCAGTGAAAATATAATGTCAGGTCGGCGCAGAGCTCGAGCCAATTGCTAGGCCGCGCTGCGCAAAACCTCCCAAAAAATTTGAGCACCTCGCATAATCAAAGGCGCCCATACTGCGAATTAGGCCGGCCGGATGCCCCGAAACTGTGGCGATCAGCGCAATATCAGCGGACACTCCGCCGACTACCTTAGATGCCGCCTCCAGTTCGCCGCAAGTCGGCTCCCGCAAATGCAACTCAGTGACCACATCACCTTGCCCGCCGAGCGGCTGCAGTGGCGTCTTTAGCGTCAACGTCATCTCAGAAGGAAAATCGTCATCCATGATTAAGCTCTTTTTCAAGATTGTGAATTTTCTTTTGAAATCTTGGTATGAGTTTAAGGGCCCTAGCTAGACCCTCTTTATACCAATGCAGCTGACAACTAACGCACTTCGTTTGATCAAAAACCGAAGTGCCATTTATTTCCGTGATAAGATTGACGCCATGAGGGCAAATGCTCGATTTCTTTTGATTGTAGGCCTTCACGTTGACCCGCCTCCAGTCTCGTTGCCTCGGATACTGATGTCTTGAACCGTTGTCGCGCCATCGACTTTTAGCGTACCGGTAATTTCGAGATTGCCGACAATCCTGTTATTGGTTCCGGTAATGATTACGGCCATTGTATTGCTGTCACCAATACCGATCATTTTGCCGAACAAGCTAGTCATCCAACCAAGCAGTGCGCTTAGAACAGTGCGCGTCGTGCCTCCGGCACCGTCCTTTTGGGCGCCGTCAACCATGTGAATAGATACTTCGCCGGGCCTGAGACCGGTCGGTCGATACCGCGGATCAATCGTAGCGATAACCAGACCATTACCACGGTTACCGGAAGGATAAACAACAATGCCACGAGCGCCAGGTAACGGCAGGCTAGAGAACCCATGCAACTGAACAACCTGCACATTGTCTCTAATCTCCGAAACCAGACCCTCAGTCTGATATTTTTGGACTGACTTCGTGTCATCAGGCAATTGCAGTGTTACCGCGGCGAGAGAATTCCTGACGCGAGCCGCTATCCGCTGATCGCGATCATACCCGTTCCAGTCGGTCACGTGCCGCCCTTAGCAACAATTTGATCGGTTGCCGCGTTCGCGGCGTTGATTTTCTGCTGATCCTGCGGCGTCACTGGCACCGGCGCATTGAAGTGGAACGGCGCCGGCATCAAGCCTTCCTTCGGCATACAAATCAATTCAGTACGAGTGCCGAGATCGTCACGAATGAATGTCACGCCAGCGACAATCATATCTTCCTTCTGGACCTTCAATGCCGATGAATCGATCTGCACTACCTTGTTGACATCCCACAGCGCGCCTCCGCGCGAAGTCCGAAAGCCGGAAACAACGATTCGAATCTCTCGGCTACGGCCGTAGCGCCGCGCCACTTCCCAGTCCGCACGTTGCTGCGCCCAGTTTGAATCCGGCCCAATTAAGTCCGTAATAATCAGCAAATTCCGATTTCTTGGAACGCTGGGATCTCTTGCTTTCTGGTTAAATGCCATAACCGGCGAATTAGAAGCGTCTAGAATTACTGCCTGCGACGCAACCTCAATCACTGAATATCGCTGATCGCCAGAAAGTCGGGCGGACCCGACCTCGATATTTTGACCCTGAATCAGCGCGCAAGCGCTCCGCTCGGTCCCAACTTTCGAAATAATGATTCCGCCATCCACTCCATCGTAAACCAAAGTCTGCGTAATCCTAGACAGCTCTTCAATCAATTGCCAATTCGTCATGCCTGGCTGAATAATAACTGGATAAGTCGGATCAATAACAGGATCTTCCCCAACAACGGTCACCGGAATGTTGTATGGCGCCGCCAGTTTCATGACGGCTTTTCCGAGCGTTCCTTCTTTTACTACCCAGGCCTTGAGCGAATCAATATCAACAGAACAATCAACCAAATCCTGTGACCAGCTGCGTGCGGCAATGATGACCTCGTGCCTACCTTTATCGATATGCGGCTCTACCAGATCAATATAGCATCCCATGATCTGATCTTGGCCGATCTTGACGGTGGCCTTCGAAAACGGCGTCGTCGCCTCAGCGATGGAGCTCGGGAATCTCTCTGTCGTCTCGACCACCAACTGCGAGGGAGTGTGCTCGATTGACCGTCTCGCCCGGAACCGCTGCCAGCCTGACAATATGACCGGGCGGCTCGCGCTGGCCGGCGTCAAGGCGATGGTGAGTTCGTTCTGGTCTGATGAGCCGGGCGGTAGTTGGGGCACTTGATTTTTTAAAAAAACATGCAATCTGCTTGAGACAGGAGAGAAATCATGAAAACGTCAGTCGCCATTCTCGCCGCCGCCGCGATAGCCGCGATACCATTTATATCGCTCGCGCGGAGCGAAAATTATAAACCGATAGATCTCGATGATTACTGGCTCGGTGTGACAGACGCTAATGCCCGAGGCAAAATAGAAATTGTTCTGCCAATTGAAATTTATGACGACTACGCCGAAGCTTTTATTCCAGGATATTGGGGACAATATAGCGCTCGCAATCCATCGCTAATCAAATTTACATATGATACTCTATCGCCAAATCAAGTAAACGATTTGCGAGAAGCGTGTCCGACGCCACCCATAACCTGTCTTGCGCATTGGGATATCACACTATTAAGACACGAAGACATCAAGGGATATCCAGGCCGCGTAGAGGTTGTTTCGCTAGATGGCTGGAAACGTTAAGCCTCGCTTACCGATGGCCCCTCAAACGTAACATCAACGGAGCCATCCTCTCCGCTAACGTCTCCGAGCTCGGTGATCCACATACCGATCCCAATAATGGTTTTCCCGTTGGCGAGTGAAGCGACGCATTGGGAATTGGAAGTCTGACCGATCAGGGTCACTGAATTGCCAGCCCAATCTCGGAGCTTTCCTCGCATACGGCCAACATCGGGTTTTTCGATATACCCATGAATCCCATCCTGACCCTTGGCGCTCTCGCGAGTTGGGGTTGATGGGCGCCATGAAAATTCGACGAGCAAATACGAGAGTGCATCCATATTGAAAAAATTCGTTCCGCCAACACGTTGATTAAGCTGAACCGTCTGGGCCATTGACTTTCGTCCTCACTTCAAACAATTTGATTGCCGCGGATCTGAGAAAGTGGGTTCGAGGCCCACGCTATGCCGAAACGGCTCGCAGACGGATGGGTCTGCTCAGATCCGAACTAAGCCGCTAACTGAACATTGAAGCTCGCCGAGCTCAACCGGAATTGGGCAAGAAGCGCGAATACGTCCAGCTGGTTGATCAGCACACCAGGCCACAGAACATCAACCCGATTGGCATTAAGCGCATTGCGCTGAACGATCACGTTCGCGCTAAAGCCCGGCAAGTCCTGGACCCAGCCCAGATTGACCATCTGCTGATAAAGGGCGATCAGGTATGCTTTGATAATCACCGGCGTAACCAAATTCGATCCCGGCGAAACACGCGTTCCATCGTCAGCCAATTTCTTGCGGGCCATTACCGTCGTCACGCCAGCGCGCATAAAGCGCAGGCATGCCGCCAGCAAAAACATAGTTTCGACCTTCAGATAGCTATCATCCGGGACGCCGGCCGCATTGGACTGGTACGTAGTGAAGTCAGTCTTGATTATACAAGTGCCATCCTGCCCCACATCAAACGCCGAGATACCAGAGAATGACAACGTAAGTTGATCGACCATCTGGAACCGCTGCGCCTGAGACGGCGCGAAAACTCCAACAAGCGGAAGGTAATGTAGTGGTAGCCCAGGATCAGCCCGAAGACTCCTGGAGCTCGCGCCGCAGTATACCGCAGCCCAGTGCCATGATGGGCTTGGGCTGCTGAAATACCCCATGATCGAAATATGCTGATCGTTGCGGGCCGCCCCCAATGTTTGCAACGCCGAAACTGTACCTTGCGCCGCCGAAAATACACCACCGAAATCCTGGCGCTCCCAAGACCAGCGACCAGTAATATCATTCATAAATGATTGAGTGGCATTGAGTGAATTTGTGTCAGTGTAGGGCATACAAATAAAATCGAATGGCTGATCCATCAAATTCGGGAGCAGCAGATTCATCAGCGTCGAGGGATTGGTTGCGCCGCCGCTCATTGGCGTAATCGTGATCGTCAAGCCGGCTGGGATTGTTTCGCCGGCCGCCGCGCCATAATAGGCTAGTCTGAAATCGATATCGTTACCAGACGAGCCCTTGTGACGAGCGGTAATCGTCACAGTTGCCGTCGCTGGCGAAGCCGTCAATGGCAATACAACGCCGGTGTATCCATCGGTCGCGGCGTTGATCGCTGCGGAAATTGCAGACGCAACCTGATTGGTCGACATTGTGGTTGTGACGCCGACCGGAATCGATACGCCATCGACGTACAGCGGGATCGTGCTGTTGACGGTCGGCGTGCCAGCAACCAAGATTGAGCCAGTTGCCGCGGTGCCATTGGGGTCATCAACCAGTGGCAGCACCCAGAGCTCCCCAGTCGGGTCGTTTTGGCGGTACTTGCCAACCATCTCGGCTGCCATTGAGCCGCTACCGAATTGCGTCGCCGCAATGAGGGCCGAGCTGACAAGCTGCGGCTGCAGATTGGAGAATATGATCGAATCGGCGCTGAGTACGCCCCCGCCAGTAACACCGGCCGAAAGCGTCACAGTTGTGGGCGTTCTCGAGAGAACTGTTGTCCCGAGTGCAATGGCGCCAGATGTCGTGTTGTCCTGCACATTCTGGCCTGGCTGAACAGCCGCCGGCAC